GAGACTGAAGTACGTGCGTTTAAGAATTTCCTCTCGTTACTCAAAAATAAAATATAATAGGAGTTATACATGTCCGAGCAACATCAAGAGCCAGAAGTAATGGAAGTTACTGAAGCTCAAGAACCAAAAGGCAAAGGCGTCGACGCTAAGTTGAAGCCTGAAGTCGGTGCGGATGCAGAGAAAGCTTCTTTAGCAAGTGTAGACAAGGCAACAGCCGGCGTCAAAAAATCACCTGCAAGGAAAGGCGATCAAAGCAATGCAGAACCAATGCCTAAGACTAAAGCTGGTATGATTAACGCTGTGTACTCTAAGCTTAGCGGTATGAAGAAGGATGCTTTAGAAACCGTCTTTGCTAAAGTAATGGAAGATTTTGAGTCTGATGAAGAAGAAACCACTGTAGCAGTTGCTGAAGTAGCTGATATAGATGTCAAAGTAGATTTTTCCGATGACCTTAATGCGTTAGTCGAGTCAGAAGCTACACTCAGTGATGAGTTCAAAGCCAAGACAGCAGTGATATTCGAAGCTGCGGTAAAATCTAAACTCAGTCAAGAAATTGATCGTTTAGAAGAACAGTATCGTACTGAACTTGACGAGGAAGTCAAATCTACTAAAGAAGATTTAGTAGAGAAAGTCGATAGCTATCTAAACTACGTAGTTGAAAATTGGATGAAGGAAAATCATCTTGCTGTTCAGAACGGTTTACGTACTGAAATAGCTGAGACTTTTATGAACAAATTGAAAGATGTGTTTGTAGAGTCTTACATTGAAGTTCCAGAATCCAAAGTAGACCTAGTTGACGAGCTTGCAGAGCAAGTTGAAGAATTAGAAGTAAAACTCAACAAAGCAACTGAAGAAGCTATTCAAACCGCCGAAATCTTAGAAGGTTATAAAAGAGATGCAATCATTAGAGAAGCTTCTCATGGCCTAGCTGAGACCGAAGTAGAAAAACTAAAATCTTTAGTTGATGACATAGATTTTGAAGACGAATCAGTTTTTGCTAATAAAGTAAAAACCGTTAAAGAATCTTACTTCACTAAAGTAAAAACTGTAGAAGCATCTATCATTGAAGAAGTAGAAGAAGATAACGACGACACTGTTGAAGTATCTACCTCTATGAGCTCATACTTAGACGCCATACGTAAAATTAAAAATTAAATTCTTTTAGGAGAAACAAAAAATGTTATCATATGATCGTTTAATTGAGAAATGGTCACCAGTGTTGAACGAAGCTTCAGCTGGTTCTATTTCCGATTATCATAGAAAAGCTGTTACAGCTGTGGTTCTTGAGAACCAAGAGGCAGCTCTTCGTGAAGAGAGACACGCATCTGCTGGTTTCTTAACAGAAGACGCTCCTGCTAATAGCACTTCTGCTATAGGAAGATGGGATCCCGTCCTTATCTCTCTAGTAAGACGTGCAATGCCTAACCTTATTGCTTATGATGTCTGCGGCGTTCAGCCTATGACTGGTCCTACAGGACTTATCTTTGCAATGAAGTCAAGGTACCAAGGTGGATCCACCTCAAATCGTGAAGCTCTCTTTAACGAAGCTGAAACACGATTCTCAGGTGATTCTGCTGGCACACATGATTCTGACAACGCTTCAGGCCTTAACGGCGTTACTGATACTGACTCAGATTCAACCATTGATGACCAAAGATTGACCTCAATCTTCGCTGGCGGTATGTCAACAGCTAACGCTGAAGGCCTAGGCTCAACAGGTGCTGGTCCTGCTTCATCTTTTAATGAAATGGGCTTCACAATTGAGAAAGCTACTGTTACTGCGAAATCAAGAGCTCTAAAAGCTGAATACAGCTTAGAATTAGCTCAAGACCTTAAAGCAATTCATGGTCTTGATGCTGAGACTGAATTGGCTAATATTCTTTCTACTGAAATCCTTGCAGAGATCAATAGAGAAGTTGTTAGAACAATCAACTCACAAGCTAAAACAGGTTGTTTATCATCTAACGTAGCTGTACAAGGTATCTTTAACCTTTCTACAGATGCAGACGGAAGATGGTCAGCTGAGAAATTCAGAGGTCTAATGGTTCAACTAGATCGTGAAGCAAACGTAATTGCAAAAGAAACAAGAAGAGGAAAAGGTAACGTAGTTATCTGTTCTTCAGACGTAGCTACTGCTTTAGCAGCTGCTGGCGTTCTTGATTACGCTCCTGCATTAGCAACAAACTTAAATGTTGATGATACTGGAAATACTTTTGCTGGTGTGCTTAACGGTAGGTTGAAAGTGTACATTGATCCATATGCAACTGCTGACTATGTCACAGTTGGGTTCAAAGGTACCAACCCTTATGACGCTGGTGTGTTCTATTGTCCTTATGTTCCACTACAAATGGTGAGAGCAGTTGGTGAGAACGATTTCCAACCAAGGATTGGCTTCAAAACAAGATACGGAATGGCTTCAAACCCATTTGTAGGTGCTACACCTGCTAACGGTCTTGCCGCAGCTAAATCAAACCAATACTACAGAATCTTCAGAGTAGACAATATTCTTGCTTAAGTAGTATTTAAACTTTATAAGTTTAGGAAGGGCCGTAAGGCCCTTCTTTTTTGATACTACATGGATAAATATATACATGGCATATGATTTCTTTCCTAAATCGCAAACTGAGATAGTTAATACTTTAAATAAAGCTAAGTTCTCTGGTGATGCCATTTTAGAAATTACTAATCTGTATAATACATTAAAGAGTTATAAACTAGATACTCCTATCAATCTAGATTTAAAAGAAAAGAAAAAATGTAATGTATCTAGACAATTATCAAGTAAAACTACTATAGCTTCATTAAAGCAAAAGGTAGGATTAAAAACAGTTACTATTAAATTCGGTAATGGTTCATCGGGTAATAGAGGGTCTAATAATAAAGGTAATGCGTTTGAAGAAGATTATATGCAAGCTCTATTTAAATGGTGGGCTGGTGATACAGATATAGATGCAAAGGTATTGACTTCTATAGAAGATTTAGATAAAACCTATAACCTAAGATCTTTACCTACGTTTACAGTAACTGCAGAAGGTGCAGCTAATACTAGAAGACCTTTAGATTTTTCAGGAGGTAATATTACTATTACTAATCCGGGTAGTGGTAAGAATGTAGGTTCAGCAGTAACTGATCTTACTATTAATAAAGATAAGAATCCTATTTACTTAAGTTTAAAATCTGGAGGTACTACTACTTTCTTTAATGTAGGTGTTCGTACTATATTGACTCCTGAAGAAATTAAATCACAAGTCATTAAAAACAAAGATGGTTTAAAATTACTTAAACTATTTGGTATAGATACAAAGTTATTTTGTAAAGTGTTTAATGGTCAAATGACTATAGGTAAAGTAGATAGAAGCCCTAGTATTAATCGCGGCGGTATTAAAGAATTATTAGAAACAGGTATTGGATATGGTTATCATGTGATTCATGAATTTCCTGGTAAAGTCATATCTAAACGTATGAATGAAGCTGCTATGCGACGAGCTGCTAATGTAACTGGAACCACTATCTACTATGGTGGTAAGACAGGTACTGGTAAAAGAATAGATATGGAAATGACTTCTGATACTTATATCTTTAAGTTAAATATAAGAGACACACAAGGGTACGATGGATATCCAACTAGGATGATGTGTGATTTTACATATAAATAATAGATATGGCATTAACAACTAATACAAATTTTTTACAACCTAATGGTTTTAGAGTAACTATCTCTAGAGATAACTATCCTAATTTAGAGTTCTTTGCACAAAGTATTGTACATCCAGGTATCAATAGTAACGCAACAGACGTCCCATTTAGACATGTCAACGTAGCCTTTCCTGGAGATAAAGCAAACTTCGCGCCAGTATCTATTAATGTGATACTAGATGAAGATATGACAGCTTACACAGAAATAGTTAACTGGGTTAAGTTTAATGTTGAGAATAGTTATCAAGCTCCGGTAAAAAGAAATGTAACTGCTACGCCTTCTATTAGTGATATAAGAGTATCTATTCTTAGTTCACATAATAACCTTAACAAAACTATTCTATATAAGAATGCATTCCCCACAGATGTATCTACTATCAACTTAGAAGCATCTACTACTGATATTCAATACATTACCTTTACAGTAGACTTTAAATACGATTATTGGGAATTTGTGTAGACATTTATTTGATTTTATATTATAATTATATTATTTGGAGTATATTATGGCTAATGGTAATACAGACCTAAAACAAATATTAGAGACTTGGAAAGAAGATTGTCAGATCGATAGAATGCGATTGGATGAGGATTCTAGAAAAACACCTATACTACATGCTAAGTATTTAGAACTACTATCTACTACTAAGCTCATGTTAAGAAAAGCTGAACAAGGTTATCAAGTATTATTAAAAGATAAATGGATGTACTATAATGGTAAAATGGATCAAGATACTATTATATCTAAAGGATGGAAAGATGATCCGTTTGATGGTTTAAAAGTATTAAAAGGTGATATGGATAAGTTCTATGAAGCAGATGAAGATATACAAAAGGCTTCATTACAAATAGCTTATCTTAAAACTATTGAAGACACTCTTAAAGAGATTATAGATAATCTTAAATGGAGACATCAAACTATTAAAAACATTATAGAATGGAAACGATTCGAGAGTGGCGGATAATATAACAGTAACATTGAAGCATCATTCAATGTTATATCTAGATTGTGAACCTAGTATATCAGCAGAACTAGCTGATCATTTCTCTTTCTATGCACCGGGATATCAATTCCAACCATTGTATAAAAAGAGATTATGGGATGGTAAAATTAGATTATACAATCGTATGACTAATGAATTAAATACGGGGCTTTATGATAAACTTAAAGACTTCTGTATGAATCACAATTATACTATGACTCTTAATAATGGCCATTATGGTTTACCTAATGAAAAGGTTAATGTTAATCATTTAGAGTTAGTGCAGTATATAGAAAAATTATCACTGCCTTGGGAGATAAGAGATTATCA